GGCTCGACGTAAAGCTCAGCCAGTGGCACCAGAAACGTTTTCTTAACCGTTGTTTCCGTGCCGTTTTTCTCTTTAGCCTTGTAAAGCGATAATAAAGAACTCATAATTACTCCTGTACGTTGATCCAGTAAGATTCGTGCATCAGGCCTCGAAACTGTTCCCGCAGTTCGGGGCTTTTTCTTTGGTCAGTAGCTGCTCTATGCGCATCAACCGGCGCGCCATTTCAGACTCAGGTGAAACCACATCCAGATAAGCCAGCGCCAGACTCATCATCTGGAAGAAGCTGTGACGCTGCTTTCCTGATGGTCGCTTCATGCGGCTTACAGCTGCGTCATCCAGACCGAGTACCTTCGCTAATTCTCCCTGTCCACGTTCAGCCAGTTTGTTCAGTAACTGACTTTCAATCTCTCTCGCTTTTTTGCGATATGTTGCAAGTTCCATCGTGTAAAATTCCTTTGTTGGTTAAGTAATTGCGTGACATTGCGGTGAGCAAGTCACTTCGGTTTAAAAGTTCCCCGCGTTGGCGGCGGGCTAGATTGTGTAAAGAGCGGTGATTCTTAAGCTGCCGTAGCGCGCTGTGGTGCAAAGACTAAGCTTTCCTTCTTCACCGGCGTGTAATCGGTGAATTTCTTTGTGGCTTCCTCAATTGCCTGGGCTTTACCTGGTGATGCTCGGCGGAATCCATATGCAATTTGGTCGAGGTAGCCAACGGATGTTTTCGCTAGTACAGCAAGGCTGATCCAGTCTTCAGCTGAAGATTCCTTGCGCCAGCGGAGCAGTTCATTACCCATTGGTGCCTCCTATTTAACTCCAAAGCTAAGTTTAGCGTTATGCTAAATAACTAACAAGCAGTATTTAGCAAAATGCATATTTATCGAATTGCTAAATAGTGTGAGAATCAGGCCATGGAAAATAAAAGCGTCAGAAAAACCAATCTCAATAATCTCCTTAAGAGGCATCTTGAGAAGGATGGCAATACAAAGGCTGGATTCGCAGAGCTTTTGGGCATCAGTGCATCCCAATTTAGTCAGCTGCTTGGTGAGAATAGCGTTAGGAATATCGGGGATAAGATGGCGAGGAAAATTGAGGTGGCTTTAAAGCTGCCTAATGCCTGGCTTGACTCCATCCACGAAGATCAGCCACAGGTTGACGCCAACGTTTCAAATCCTCGGGACTACAAGCCGACTGCGCGCTACCCCGTTTTAAGCAAGGTTCAGGCTGGCGCATGGGATGAAGCCTGTGAACCCTATACGATTAAGGATGTCGATATGTGGCTTGAATCTGATGCGCATACGCAAGGAGATGCTTTCTGGCTAGAGGTTGAAGGCGACTCAATGACAGCTCCGATTGGGCTAAGCATCCCGGCAGGAACCTATGTTCTGTTTGATACAGGACGTGAAGCGGTGAACGGGAGCCTAGTAGTGGCGAAGCTCACCGATGACAACGAAGCTACATTCAAAAAGCTAATCATCGATGGCAGCCAGAAGTACCTGAAGGGGCTGAACCCTCAGTGGCCTATGGTGCCGGTTAACGGCAATTGTAAGGTGCTGGGTGTGGCGATTGAGACTAAGATGCGTCTCGTTTGAATTTAATGAACTTTAATTCACTTAAAATATGGATAGTATTACTTATGGATGAAGCTAATCAGCATCACAAGCGCATGTACTTAGAAGTCTCGCTTGGCCTGTAAAAAGCTACCTTAACAAGGGAAGAAAAGAATGAGCGCTGAAATTTTTGAACAAAAAAACGATGCTGAAATTGTTACTGCTAAAAGATTTATAGACTTTGTTAATGGATTTAACCGACCTCTTGTCTGCCAAGTTTGTGGTAGTCAGCAGTGGAGCGTTTTGGTCACAAATGAGATCAAAGTCAAAGATGATGAGCCAGAACATACGGTTATAGAAACAATCGGTTATGCAAAATTCAACAAAGCAGAGGATAGTGCTATCAACTACCCTGGTGGATTGCCGATAATTAGAATGACATGTGGCTCTTGCGGGCACTTATTGCTTTTCTCCTATAAAGCTGTTCGCAAAATGATCAGCGAAAAGGATGGAGAGTCAAAAGGTGAGTAGACCTTCATTCAGAGTTATTGACGGCCAAGCTGATGTTGATAAAGAAGACTTATATCCCCATAATGAAAACAAAGTGAACGCATTCGCAACAGACCAAAAGCGAGGCAATTTTACAGCAAAAGCATTAGGAGATGTCTCTATGTCAACACCTAGCAGAGAAGAGATCAATGCCCTACTTTTGGCTAATCAAGCAGAAGTAAAAGCTATCTCTGCTGAGATGCGGAGAGAGATGACTGAGTGGCGTGAGCAAATGCGTTCTGACATGCGTGATGTAAAAGATGCCATCAAATCTCAGCAGGGCTCACTTGATAAGCATTTCAGTGCTCAGGAATCAAAGTTGACGTCAGCACTTGATATTCAAGAGCTTAAATTCGAAAAATCCCTCACCGATGCAAAGCTAGACATTATCAAATGGGTGCTAGGCATACCGGCAATTGTTTTTACATTATATAAGTTTTATGGCGCTATGACAGGCACTCCATAACTAGATGCGCATACTGGCTTTTTAAGCCCGCATTACCAATAGCCCGCCACTGAGCGGGCTTTTTTGTACCTGCAGATCCCACTTCGAAAAAATAAATCCCCTTCTAAATCATTTAGCTAAATCCCATACTCAAATTATTTAGCATTTTGCTATTGCCATATATTTAGCATAACGCTAAATTAAATCTCATCAGCAGGACGCACTACTCACCAGGACGGTGATGCTCTTTAACAACATTGCAGCGCTGACAAAGCGCCAACTAACCAAACGAGATGGGTTTGGACTGTCTATCGGCTAACTAGTGGACAGTACCAAAACCACTTCAGGAGGCAACCATGACAGTAATCACTTATGGCACATCGGTTAAAGAGAACGCCAAAACACGCCGCCATGCTCGTCGTCGTGCGGTGGCAATGGATCGTGAACGCATCGAATCAATCATCGACACGGCTTTCGGCATCGAGCCAGAGGTTGTGGCGATTGAGGTTAAACACATCAGCCGCATCGAGAAGGCTTGCTCCTCCCCTTCTCTGCGTGACAGGCATGAGAGCACATCACAGTGCTTACCAGAAATCGCGATATTCGCTGCAGGCTATCGCAACTCAAAAGACATCGTAACGGCGAGGTAGTTATGACTGAGAAAAAAATAGCGCCTATTGAGATTCGTATAGACGCCAGTGAGGCGGAAAGTCAGGTGAATGAGATTGCTAAGTTACTTGAATTTCCAGCCAGTTCCTTTGAGGGTATTCCTCAGCATATCGTCAACCTGTTTTTTAGCCACATCCGTAGCCTGATTGACAACATCGTCCCTGGTGATTTCTCTACCACAATCAGCACAGAAAACGTCAACGAAATTGCTGTCAAAATCAAAATCGTCGGGCCTCTTGAACATCTCGCTACCGCAATCAGGACAAACGGTCTTCATGGTCTGCATGAACACATCCTTTCTACTGTTGGGGAGCTTAAAGATTAAACGAATTCTTGCTGTTGGGGAATGGCAGGGACACGCGCCGGGCGTGGATAAATATCCCGGCACTTACATCAATCAGGCTGCCTAACCCGCAGCCTTTTTTATATCTGGAGGCGCCCATAAGCAACACATGTTAAGCCATAGTCTGGCTACTTATTGTTTTGCTTATGCTGGCTGGGCAGATAGATAGCGTGAAGTTAAATTTAACTAAAAAAAAGCCCCGCTAATGCGAGGCTTAGAATTGGTGCGGGCGTAGTGCTACTCCCCTTCACGAGGACTGTGCTGAATGGGACCTGCGAGAACTTGCTAGTATCTTGGCGGTAGCTTGCTTACCCGCAGCGCACACCCGCAACCTACCAAAAATACCGGATCTAATCCTGAACATGTTGTTAGCATAATCGCCCCCTTTAGAATCACTGAGAATACAGGCCATAAAGTTACGAGATCAGAGGCTACAGCCATGATGCTAAGCGCATTCAACTGCAAGACCTTCCCCAACACATAGAGTTGGTTGGTTTTTTACCTAACGCCACTGTAAACGAAACTCAATTAATTCTCCAGCCGCCTGATATCAGGGCGGCATTTTTTTAACTGAAGGAAATCAAAATGAGCGAAACAACGGATCTTGTGGTCATCGAGAAGGCAAACGCCCTCACCGTTTTTAAATCTGCCGACCAGATAGAAGAGATTCTTCAGAAGGTCGAGCATGAAGTTATGTCCTTTGTGCCGGATGTCACCACGGTAAAGGGCAGAAAGGAGATCGCTTCACTGGCTTACCGCGTATCGCAGACTAAATCCTACCTAGATGGCTTGGGTAAGGATTTGGTCGCAGAGCTGAAAGAGGTTCCGAAGTTAATCGACGCCAATCGAAAGACAGTACGCGATCGGCTGGATGTTCTCCGCGATAAGGCTCGTCAGCCGTACACCGAGTGGGAAGCAGAACAGGAGCGCATCAAGGCTGAAGAAGAGTCGCGGGCTGCAGCTGAGAAACTTGCAGCGCAAATCGAATCAGACCACGAAATCGCGCTTCTCCTTAACGATAAGTTTGACCGCGATGCCGCTGAAGCGAAGGCCGAAGCAGAGCGCCAGCGCGCAGCACATGAAGAAGAGATTCGCCGGCAGTCCGCTGAGCAGGCACGTATGGAGGCAGAACAGGCAGCACAGCGTGAACGTGATGCAGCAGCCAAGCGTGAGGCTGATTTAAAGGCAGCGAAGGAAAAGGCTGAGGCCGATGCTAAGGCCGCTCAGGAGCGCGCTGAGCGTGCAGCCAGAGAGGCACAGGAACGAGCCGATCGACAGGCACAGGAAGCGCGTGAGAAGGCTGAGCGTGAGAAGCAAGCCGCTATCGAAGCTGAGCAGCGCAAGGCCCGTGAAGCCGAATCCGCCCGCCTGGCTGAAGAGAAACGCATTGCTGATGAAGCGGCGGCCCGTGCTGCTGATGTTGCTCACCGCAAAGCAGTAAACAACAAAGCACTGGCAGACTTAGTGGCTGTCGGGCTGACCGAAGAAATGGCGCGTATCGCAATCACAGCGATCGCCAAAGGCGAAGTTACCGCCATCCGCATCACTTACTAAACCATAACCTACACCAAGGAATCACCCATGCAAGCTTTCGCTATAGCTGGGGCTACCCACATGGGTGGCTTCGGATTTAACACGTCTCAACTCGACCGTATCACCCGCCGCCTCCGCACTGGCTGGCGCAACCTTATCGACACTCTGAATCAAAGAGGCCAGCCATGAAATCACGTTACTTCACGAAAGCTCAGGAGCTTTCCAGAGAGGCTCATCTTTTCGGCGACGGTGCCAAGTGGGCTATGGCCATGCAGCTAATGCGGAGAGCGCTGAAATGAGACTGAACAGAACAGCCCGGAGTGAGGTGCAGGATATCGCCGACAACCTGCCGGATAGCGAACTGGAGTTCATCGCTGCAGAAGTGGATGCACGGATGAACCAGCACAAGACGAACCCGCTAATGCCTGCTCTGTGCGCCTTCCTGACGAAGCATTACGACTACCCGACCATTGAGATGTTCGATGAAGACGACGAGCAGCACGAAGCCGCTGAGGCGTTTTTACGTGAAGCGATGGTGCGGGTTGCGCGGCGTGAAATTGCGATCGGGATTTACCGCAACAAACACGGAAATCAGGAGGCAGCGTAATGCAGCCGGGCATCTATTACGACATCAGCAACGAGGACTATCACGGCGGCGCTGGAATCAGCAAATCGCAGCTGGACGACATCGCTATCAACCCGGCCATCTTCCAGTGGCGCAAAGGAGCGCCGGAAGACGCAGAGAAGAAGGCGGCTCTGGACATGGGAACGGCGCTGCATTGCCTGCTGCTGGAGCCTGAGGAGTTTGATAAACGCTTCATCGTGGCCCCGGCATTCAACCGGCGAACCAATGAAGGCAAGGCCGATGAGCAGCGATTCCTGAAGGACTGCGAAAACTCGGGAATGACGGTGATGGATGCCGAGCAGGGCCGAAAGCTGCAGCTGATGCGTGCCAGCGCCCTGGCCCATCCGGCGGCACGCTGGCTGCTTGAGGCTGAAGGTCATCAGGAAGCGTCAATCTACTGGAACGACGAACAGACCGGCGAGCTTTGCCGTATCCGTCCGGACAAGTTCCTGTCGGGCCAGCCCGTTATTGTCGACGTGAAGAAAGTAGCTGATATGTCGCGCTTCGCCCGACACGTTGAAGAGTTCCGATATCACGTTCAGGACGCCTATTACCGAGAAGGATTCAGTAAACACTTCGGTGAATATCCCCTTTTCGTTTTCATCGCAGTCAGCGAGGCGATCGACTGTGGCCGGTACCCTGTGCGCACCTTCCAGCTGCAGGAAGATGATGTTGCCGTCGGTTACGACCTGTTCCGTCGCAACCTCGATACCTATCACGAATGCATGCTGTCCGGTAACTGGGGCGGCATCGAAGAAATTACACGCCCGGATTGGGCCAAGAGAAAGGATTACGCATGAGCAACGATATCATCACCGCGCAAGTCAATGAGGCTGACACCAAAGCGGCAATCTTCAGCCCAAGCGGCCTGCACAAGCTTCAGGCCTTTGCCGAAGTCATGTCACAGGGTAAAGCAACGGTTCCTGCTCACCTGTCCGGCAAGCCTGCTGACTGTCTGGCGATCGCATTACAGGCTGCTCAGTGGGGAATGAATCCTTACGCGGTGGCGCAGAAAACGCATCTGGTTAACGGCACGCTGGGTTATGAGGCTCAGCTGGTCAACGCGGTAATCACGAGCTCAACCGCCGTGCAGGGCCGCTTCAAATACGAATACGGCGGTGACTGGGAGAAGTTTAAGCCTGGCGCCGCAAATGCCTCGAATGAGCGTGGCCTGTCTGTACGCGTCGGCGCAGTGCTGCGCGGTGAAACAGAAATCACGTGGGGTGAGCCGCTTTACATGGAGTACGTCACCACTCGCAATTCCCCGTTGTGGAAGACAGCACCAAAGCAGCAACTGGCATATCTGGCTGTTAAATACTGGGCGCGCCTCTACTGCCCGGACGTGATTCTCGGTGTTTATACCCCGGATGAGTTTGAACCGGCGCAGCGATCGGAACGCGATGTAACACCGGCGCGCAGCCGTGCCGATCTGAATAACCTGATTAATAGCAAGCCTGAAACGCAGCAGCCCGAGCGCGAAATTAACCCGGCGACGAATACCAGTG